CCCGGCGGCAAGCTGAGCAAGAAGCGCTGGAAGGACGCGCTGGCCGAGATCGGCCGCGAGTTCCAGCCCTTCGCCAGCAAGTACCGCGCACTGGGCTGGCAGGAAGCGCTCGGATCTTCGGGCACGCACAAGGCAATCAGCGAGATCTGCGCGACGATGAAGCTGAGCAAGGGCGCGATCACCGCCGAGGCCCTGCCCCAGCTGCGCGACGAGCTGCTGAAGGCCAAGAAGATCGACGACATCCAGTTGCCGGGCCTGTCCAGCGACCGCCGCCCGATCATCGCCGGCGGCATCCTGGTGCTGGAGGCCGCCTTCCAGGCCCTGGGCCTGCAGAAGCTGCTGGTCAGCAAGGCGGCGATGCGCGAAGGCATCCTGTACGACATCGTCGGCCGTGCCGGTGAGAACGACCTGCGCGACGAATCGGTGGCCGCGCTCAGCCAGCGCTACGGCATCGACACGGTACAGGCCGACCGCGTGCAGGACACCGCGCTGTCGCTGCTGGAGCAGGTGCAGGAGCGCTGGAAACTCGATGCCGACGACGCACGCATGCTCGGCTGGGCCGCGCGCCTGCACGAGCTGGGCCTGATGATTGCCCACAGCGGCTACCACGTGCATGGCAGCTACGTGCTGGAACACTCGGACATCGCCGGCTTCTCGCGGCAGGAGCAGCAGATGCTGGCCGCACTGGTACGCAGCCATCGCCGCAGCGTGACCAAGACCGCGTTCGACGCCCTGCCCGAGCGCCTGCTGCTGACCGCACGCCGGTTGGCCGCCCTGCTGCGCCTGGCGGTACTGCTCAACCGCGCCCACGAGGACGATCCGCTGCCGGCATTGGAATTGACCGCGGACGACAACCGCCTGTCGCTGATCGTGCCGCAGGCCTTCATCGATGCGCGCCCGCTGCTCCGCGCCGACCTGATCGGCGAGACCGACGGCATCGCCGGGCTGGGTATCCAGTTCCGGCCGTTCGTGGCCTGATCCCTACGGCCAGGGCGGCACGTCATGACGCGTCGCCATAGGCCTCTTCCGCGTGTGTTCGACAAGCTGTTGAAGCTCTACGACCCCGGCCCTTCGGAGCCGTGGTCTTTTCTGTTTCCGCGCAGGTTGTCGCTGCCTGCAATTGCCATGACGCTTTCGGTCCAGAGTCGGGGCGAGGGTGCATCGTCCATCGCTCCGCCGTCGATCAGATCAATCGATTGATTCACTTCCGGTTTGTGCGAAAGCGTCATGCCGCTCCATGGCGATTTCGTCCTTTCCCCATACCTCTCCCTCTCCTCCTTCACTAGGTTCGAACAACCACCGCCTGCGGTGGCGTTGGCGCGGCCCGCTTGGCTGCGCACCGAAGACTTCGAAGACTGAGAGAGAGACACCCATGACCATCCGTATTCCCGCACTGGGGCTGGCGATCCGTCGTGCGCTTGCAATCACGGCGACCACAACCCTGGCCGTTCCGGCGCTCGCGCAGCAGGCACCGGAAGCCACCACGCTGGACCGCATCGAAATCACCGGCTCACGCATCCGCCAGGTCGACCTGGAAACCGCACAGCCGGTGCTGACCGTCAGCCGCGCCGACATCGAGCGACAGGGCTTCAACTCCGTTGCCGACATCCTGCAGAACCTGACCGCGACCGGCAGCCCGGCATTGAGCCGCGCCAGCCCGTTGAGCGCCGGCGAAGCCGCCGGCGGCAGCTACGTGAACATGCGTGGTCTCGGTGCGCAGCGCACCCTGGTGCTGGTCAACGGCAAGCGGCTGGGCATGACCACTTCGGGTTTTCAGGACATCTCCAGCATTCCTGCCGCTGCGGTGGAACGCATGGAAGTGCTCAAGGATGGTGCCTCGGCCATCTACGGGTCCGACGCGATGGCCGGCGTGGTGAACATCATCACCCGGCGCAACGTTCAGGGTGTAACCGCCAACGTCTATCACGGCCAATACAGTGAAGGCGACGGTGCCCGTACCCAGTACGACGTGGTTGCCGGCTGGTCCAATGACCGTGCTTCCATCAGCGTTGCTGCCGAGCATGTCGAAGAAAAGGGCGTCTGGGCCAGGGACCGCGGCTTCAGTGCCTATACCTATACCGACGGCCACGCGGATGACGGCTGGACCACGGTCGGCCAGTGGGGTCGCATCACCGGCTTCAAGGGCCCCGGCTGCAGCAACAGCCGGGGCTGCAGCTATTCGCTCGACCGTGGCAGCCAGCCGGGCGGGCCGGACAGCTTCCACCTCAGCGACAACACACCGTTCACCGGCGATGTCAGCAACAGCAACGAGCAGATGCATCTGCAGACGCCGATCAAGCGCGATTCGATCTTCGTCGATGCGCGCGTGGAGCTGAACGATCAGGTCCGTTTCAACACCCAGCTGGCCTACAACCGGCGCACCACCACTCGCCAGATTGCCGGCTATCCCTTCCAGTCCGGCCCAGCCGGCATCACCCCGATGTCGGCCGACAGCTGGTTCAATCCGTTCGGCAGCCATCACGGCTACGACACGCCCAGCGATGTGCACTGGAACCGTCGTACCTGGGAGATTCCTCGCGTCAGCACCAGCGATCTGACCACCTGGCAGGCCGTCGCGGCACTCGAGGGCAACTTCGAATTCGGCGGTCGCGACTTCGACTGGGAAGCGGGTTACCAGTACAACCGCAGTGAGCTGACCCAACGTGCCACCGGCAACCTGCACAAGCAGCGCGTGGCCGATGCCACCGGTCCTTCGTTCTACAACCCGGCAACCGGCAAGGTCGAATGCGGAACGCCGGATGCGCCGATCGCAGGCTGCAAACCCTGGAACCCGCTGGTTCCGTATGGCCAGGACGATCCCTATGGCCTGACCGGCAACACGGAGCTCCAGGACTGGCTGTTCCCGGAAGAACTCACCCGCGGCCGCACCACCACCCGCAACCTGTTCGCCAACCTCAGCGGCAGCCTTGCCAGCCTGCCCGCCGGTGAGCTGGGCTTCGCCGTGGGGGCCGAGAGCCGCCGCGAGGACGGCCGCTTCATCCCCGATGCGCTTGCGCAGACCGGTGCCACCACCAACCTGGCGGCAGGCCCCACCGGTGGCGGCTACCGCGTCGACGAAGCCTACCTGGAACTGAGCGTGCCGGTGCTGCGCGACCTCGCCGGCGCCCGCGAACTGACCCTCAGCGCGGCGACGCGGTACTCGGACTACTCCACCTTCGGCGGAACCCTCAACAGCAAGTTCGGCTTCACCTGGAAGCCGATCGATCAGCTGCTGGTCCGCGGCACCTGGGCACAGGGCTTCCGTGCGCCGACCATCGCCAACCTGTACGGCGGCGGCTCGGAGACGTTCACCACCGGCTTCCGCGATCCCTGCGATACGGTCCATGGCGCAGCCGCAAGCAGTGCCGAGGTCCGCGCGCGCTGTGCTGCCGACATCGCCAACGCCGACACCTACCGCCAGCTCGGCCAGGGCAATGAACTGTAACGGCGCGCGATAAATCGCCCGCCACAGGTGAGATAAACGGTGGGGCGTCAATGTTGCGCCCTGCGGAATGAAATTGCACGGGGCGGAAACCGCCCCGTGGCCCGGCCGGACTACCAGGTCGTGTAGATCAACTCCCGCCGCTGCACTGCCTGCCGGCCGATCGTGTAGCGAATCGGCACCACTCGGCACCCGAACTGGCTGAACACCTCCCGCATGGTCGGGTGGTCGTTGATCGTCAGGATGGCCGCGCCCCGCAGCCCAGCCATCTGCCGGGCCAGCTCCTGATACTGCTCCATCCCAAAGGGAGTGCCATACCCCTCAGTCTCCCAGTACGGCGGGTCGAGGAAGAACAGGGTATCGGTGGCATCGTACTTGGCCATGCACTGCTGCCAGGCCAGGTGCTCGACGGTGACCTTGTGAAGCCGGAGGTGTGCGGCGCTCAGATCCTCCTCAATACGCAATAGATTGAGGCCCTTGCCGCCCCGTCCGAAACCTGGGGTCTGGCCGGTCGCCTTGCCCCCCCAAGCCAGTCGCTGAAGGTAGTAGAAGCGTGCAGCTCGCTGGATATCGGTGAGGGTGTCCGGATGCTGGAGCTGGCACCAACGGAACATTTCCCGGCTCGTCAGGGCCCATTTGAACTGCCGGACGAACTCTTCAAGGTGGTTGGCCACCACTCGGTACAGGCGTACCAGCTCGCCGTGGCAGTCATTCAGCACTTCTGCCTTGGCCGGCTCTCTCGCGAACAGGAGAGCAGCTCCGCCGGCAAAGGCCTCGACGTAGGTTCGGTGGGGGGCATCGGCCACCAGGGGCAGCAGGTGGGGCAGCAGGCGGGTCTTCCCGCCCGGCCAGGGGAACAGCGTGGTCGTCTTCATTCTCAGCCTCTGCGATGGGTCTGGGCGAGGCTTGTCTCCCCCGCGCGGGGAGCAGGGCCTCGGCCAATAGCACGCGGGCTGTACGCGTGTGTTGCGGCGCCAGGTTGGCAGTTCCAGCTGCCAGCCTGGCGCCCTGTTCTAGTCAACTAACGAGCGATACGGAAAGCACGGACGTCGATGTAGAGCCCATTGGAATCAGCGCTACTGATTCGGTAGTCCATTGTCTGGCTGGGCGACAGCACAAGGTCGAAGAACTGACCTACACCGCCTGCGGTCGGCACGCCGAAAAGCTCGGCTGCTACGCCTGGCACGGAGAGGAGACCGAAGCCGCTCGACATCGTATTGGTGAGGATCAGGCTGGCAGCAGTGGCCGTGGGAGGCACTGCGGCTGCCAGAGACACCGTGGTTCGGGTGGTGGCGGTGCCGTTGCTCAGGCAGCGCAGGGGCTGCGTGTTCGCGGGAATTCGATACTCAAAAGAGTCGTTCGTACCGACCTGGAACTGGATGATGTTGGAGGACGCGTCGGTTTTGAAGCTGCCAAGGTAGCGGCGTGAGGAGGCGCCGGTCTTGGCGCGGGCGGTCCCGCTATAAGGAGCAGCCGGGGCGTCAGTAACAGCCTCGATCGCCGGCGTCGTGCCATTGAGGAACAGATAGACGTGGTACCACGTGTTGGCCGCAAGCGTCAGGCCGCTGAGGGTCAGCGCAGTCGGAACCTCGATAGCCCGCTGCAGCGAGGGAATCCAGGCGCTGCCGCTGGAAACTCGGAACGACTTCGGACCGACGTACTCCATGTTGAGGCCAAGGATGTGGCCCGCCATCGTCCATAGGGCGGCCCCGGCCGCGACCGAGGCCGCACTGGCGGCGGCGAGCTGGGAGAGTTTGACGTCAGGCATTGGGCTTACTCCAGGATGATCGGGTCGCCAACTTCCGTGACGATGCGGTCGCCCGCCTCGGTCACCAGCTGGGCTCGGTAAAGGAAGGTGTGCTGCAGGCGCTGCCAGCTGGTGAAGCCAGCCCGGACGGCCTCGATCTCAACCCGTAGGGTCTTGCCGCCACTGCCGACCGGCGGCAGGTAGCTGTCGGTCGCGGCCGTGATGCCTGTCTGCGTGCGCACCAGGGTGTCCTGCAGGTACCAGCGGGCGGTGTAGGTAGTGCCTGGCTCTGGGCCGATGCTGGATTGCTCGGAATCGACCAGCTGGTCCGCCTGCAGGAGGCGATCGCGATGTGCCCAGGTGGCCACCACGGTGCCGCCAGTGCCCCAGGCCTCGGCCGGGTAAGCGTCGCCGTTGATGCGTAGCCTGGCCGGCGGGTACGGCCGGGTCTGGCGCCGGCGCATCGTCAGCGTGATCGCCGTGGCCAAATCCGGGTTCAGCTCGCCCTGGCTGGTGCGCGTGAGCAGCTTCGCCTGCGGGGATTCGCCGGTCATGTACTCCCGCCCATCGAATCCGACGTACTCATCCGTGAACCACACCCGCGCGCCGACGGCATGTGGCACAGGCACGGTATCCACACAGCCACGGGCTACAGTGAGGGTAGCCGCCACTGGGTCGATCGACACCACCCGGACCAGCTCATCATCGATCAGCGCCTCACTGCCCACCTCAACAGCGTCGAGGCTGACACCTGCGGAAAGGCCAATAGCCGTAGTTGTGGCCGTCATTGCCGTGATCAGCAGGCCAGTGGGGGCGAAGTCGGCTGCGCCCGCTTCGGCGAACGGCGCGCTTCCCAGCCGGGTCTGCAGCGTGTAGCCGAACGCCACCGAGGTCGGCCGTACACCGATCGAGGTCAGGTAGCCGACGTCAGGCGACACCGCAGCCAGCTCCGACGCCCCAAGCGTCGTGGCCAGGTCGCGGTAGCTGGCCTCCTGCAGGCGCTGCACGGTGACCGGCTTGGGCTTGGTATCCGGCTCCACCCAGGCGTTCTCCGAAGGCTGGATGTAGCTGGCAGCGGCCATGCCGGCGACGTCCTGGACGACGGTCAACACCACGGCCGTGTCGGTCTGTGTGCCGTCGTCGACGTCCAGGATGCGCACTGGCATGCGGGCAACGCCGCGCCGTGGCCACGACAGGGCACGCACCTGCCCGCGCTTGAAGGGGCCGGCATCCTGGCGCACCCGGATCTTCACCCTGCAGGGCAAGCTGCTCACTGCAGCCACTTCGCGCGCCGCAACCCGCCCCGCGAGTGCTGCGTTCCACAGGCCGGGATAGTTCTTGCGACTGCTGACGACCCGGCCCTGTGCCTGAACGCTCGCCAGATTCTGGTAAGTGACAGCCGCGTCCTTGTTGGTGGCGATATCCCGGTAGACGACCGTGATCTCGTTGACGCTGCCTTCCAGCATCGGCTGCTGCCACTCCAGCAGCTCGATGATGTTCGCCGGGCCGATCTCTTCCAGGGTGGCTGGGTCATAGTCCGGCCGCACCAGCACCAGCTCGGTCAGCCCCGTCACCGGATCCTCGATGCGCATGCCACCAATGTGGTCGCACACCATGTCCATGAACTCACCTGCAGGAACTGATCGGGACCACTTCAGGCACAGGCCGAACCCCTCGTTCTTCAACGTCTGTGCCGCCTTGCGGAAGCTCTCGTCGTTGATCACGTCGATCGGATGGCCCATGCCCTCAGTGCGCACCTGGTAGATGATGTGGGCCGGGTTCATCCCTTCATCGATCTGCACCAGGTCGCCCTGCCAAAGCCCCTTCTTCCAGCCTTGGCGCCAGCGCGAGACCTTCTTCGTCCAATTCTTGATGTACGGGTTCATGGCCGACACCTGGCCATTGAAAACCGTCGTGAACAGGCCACGGGCAGCTGGCCACGGGCCGGGCACCAGCGACTGCAGATAGGTGCTTGGCATCTGGGCGGGCTCGCCCATGCGCACCTCCAGTGTGCCGACGATGCCGCCTTCGCCCTTGTCGCCGCCGAAGATCTCCGGCGCCAGGATCGTGATCGATCGAGATGCGGTAATCGGGCCGGTGGCAGGCACCGTCCTGGGGATGTTCATCCCGAGTACCTTGGTCCACGCCGTTTGCGCGCTGCCGTCCCAGACCTTGCGATCGCCCACGCGGATCTCGCGCAGCGCGTCGACCGGGCCAAGGCATTCGCCCATATAGAGGGCCATGTAGTAGCGATAGCCTACGGTCTGTTTCTTGCCACTACCCACGGCCAGCCTCCTCGCGGGCGATCGCCGCCAGGCGACGTGCGAAGGCGTCGTCCAGCGCTTCGAACTGCTCTACCGGCAGGCCTTCATCCAGGAAGCGACGCAGATCCAGACCGTGACGATCCATCCAGGTGCGGATGCCGGCGGCGCACAGCACACCGCTTTGCTCGCCCAGCTTGGCCGCGCGCGCGTGTTCGACCGTCACCATCACCACAGCGCTACCTCGCGGCCATCCACGAAATAGCGGTAGTCCACGACCAAATCGACCCAGAGCCAGCAACGGCGGTAGCCGTACCCCTCACGGTGGCATTCGAAGAAGATCGGGTGCCCGAACCAGTAGCGCCGGAGGACCCGCTTGATCTGGAACGTCATTTCTTGCCACCCTTGACCTTGATCGGTGTGGTGCGCAGATCGCCATAGAACAGCACGTTGGGATCATCGATCCAGTTCGTACCGAAGACCATGCTGCATTCGCGACCGTCCTCGGCGGTGGGGACATTGAAGTCCTCCAGGGCGGCCGGCTTCGGAACCGTAGGCTTCGGGCGCATCACGTAACTGACGATCAGCGCCACGATCATTACGACGATTTGAACCCACATGGGAGGCTCCTTTAGAAGATGGGATCAGGTCCGAAGGGGTTCTTCGGCGGGATGGTGTGCTGGCCGCCGTAGTTCAGCGCGTTGTTGAACTTCTCGTGGCAGATCTGCAGGGCATGGCCACAGCCGGGGTAGGCAGACACCAGTGCGCCCGCAGCGAGCGGCGCTGCGGTAAGCAAGGTGAGGGTCGGCCCAACATGGCCCACCACGAAGCGGTACTCGATGGCCGTGCCCTGCACCCATTTGATGAAGCCGCCGACGAACCAGCCGTCCGGCTTCGCTGCGAAGGCAGTGGACGTGATCGTCTGAGCGGATGCGGCCGACAACACGCCATCGACTCGGAACAGCTCCGGATTCAGGCCGCAATCGGCATCGAACAGCGCGAACGGGCACTGCGCCTGCCAGCATCGGCGAAGGCCGTTCGTCGCGGCGGCGCCGGCATTGCTCTGGCAGGTCAGGATCAGATCATTCTGTCGCTCGCTGAAGTCGCTCAGCACGCCATTCCAGCTGCCGCGGATCGCGCCGTCGCTCTTCCGGATCCGCCGCCACCGAACAATGATCCGATCGGTCGGCGGATAGGGCCGCAGCACCGAAGCCAACGTGAGGGACAGCGGTACGGTCACCTCAAGATTGGACCTGGCCTCCTGGGCAGACTGGCCAAGTCGGCCGCGCTTGATTGCCTCGGGGCTGAACGACTGCGAGTCGTAGATCTCCACCCGATCGCTGGACGTGTAGCGCCAGCGCTGGGAACCACGCCCAAACTCATACAGCTCAACATGGCGGGAGAACAGGCTCACGGTTCGCTCTCCTCAGCGCCAATGCCGGCGAAGGACACGCGGCAACGCGCGACGCCCTCACCATCGGTTTCATGGGACAGCTCCACGGTGTCGGAACTGAGGCGGGCCAGCACCATCCAGCTGATCAAGCGGATGGTGCTCGGCTGCAGGGCGACGCCGTGCGGCACGTCCAGCTGCAGGAACTCCCGCTGTGGATCCAGCTCCGTGGCCTCAATCAGCTGCCGGTACAGCACCTGGCCGCTGAACAGCTCGATGCGTAGGTGACGACGACCTGCCTGGGCGCGCCCGAAGCGGGCCACGCCTGCCCACGCCACCACGATGCCGGTGGAAGTGGTCAGGGCTGGCTCGACCAGCTCCAGGTCATCAGCCCAGGAAGGTACCCACAGGGCGGCCGCGCGGCCCTGCAACCAGTACAGCAGGCTGCGCAGATTGGCCTGCTCGGTGCGCCCCCAGGTTTGCCAGGCGTGCGACTGCAGTGGCCATGCCTTGCCGGTGATGTCATCGACGGCAACAGGGCCGATATCGCCATCGATCACCACCAGCTGCCGGCCGAACTCGGCCGTCTGCGCCTGGTCGAGGTCGGGGCGCTGCTCCAGTACGGGTCGACCGCGATAGACCGCCGCCGGCGCCGCTGCTGGCCAGTCGCAGGTCTCCACCGCAGCCAGACGCACGGTCGACCGCATGACCTGGTCGGTCACGCGTTCCAGGCTGGGGGTCTCGGCAATGCGAGCGGTCCTGCAGGGCAGCACCCGCGTGCCCGGCGCCCAGGCGTTGGCCGTGGGGCGGGCCAGCTGCAGGCTGTCGGCAGCAATGTCGGCCACTTCCACCAGCTCGTAGGTGGTGACGTCCTGCCAGAGCATGGCCAGGCCGCCGGGGCGGTAGTCGCGCCGCGTGGCGGCCTGCACCGGAATAGATTGCACGCCCAGCGCCAGGCGCGCACTCAGCCACGACACGTCGTTCCACACTGGCAATGCCCAGGTTCGGGCCGACCAATCGAACAGGGCGTGCTCCAGCACTTGGCGCTCACGGCGATCAGCCAAGACACTGAACTCCCAAGAGCGTCGCGGCGATGCGCGCAGCGGGAAGCGAGCCTCACCGCCGTCGGTGGACTGCTGGACGTCGGTTGCCCACGCCAGGGTTTCCGACACCGGCCGGGACCAATCTGGCGGCAGCATCCAGGCCGACATGCGATTGCCGGTAATTGTGACGGTGCGCCGCCCCAGGGCCACGAATTCGTAGGACAACGTCGCCGCGATTACCGGCGGGCCTTCGGTCGTGATCGATAGCTGCCAACGGCGCAGCTGCAGGGGCGCAAAGGGCAGCGGCGGAGCGCCCGGGCCCACCATCTCCACGCCTTCGCCATTCTCAAGGGTCACCGAGGCCAGGGTCTGCTGCTGAAGGTACGCGTTCCACACTTGGACGTAGCGCACCTGGTTGGTGACCAGGTTGCCCAAGTCAATCCGCAGCGGCAGGACATGGATCTGGTAGTACCAGTCGTCGAACGATGTGCGCTGCTGGGGGCCGCTGGATCGCTGTTCGGGTTCCTCGATGGTCGATTCTTTAGTCGACCCCGTGTAGAAACCCAGCCGTGCAGCTGCGCCGCGAAACTCGAGAGGAATGCGGGTGCGCGGTATCGCCAGATTGCCACTGCGCCAGTTGGGCCCTGTGCTGCTCTGCGTGGTGAGAATGATGGCCATCAGGACTTCTTCACGGCCCAGCCATAGTTGCCGCTGGCCGGCGGCGCATTGGTCGCGCTGCTCATGGCCAGCTTGCGCAGCCAAGGAAACACCACCCACGTGTCTTCGCCGATGGTGATCTCCTGCTCGGGCTCGAGCTTTTCCAGGTAGCAGGCACGAAGTCCAGACACTCGCCCGATCGGTGAGAGGCACACACCGGTACCGGGGCGGCGAATGCTCAGCTGAATCGGATGAAACACGCTGCGGCCAGAGAAAGTGTTCTCATCGCAACCTGCCAGGGCGTAGCCCAACCACATGCTGTCGTAGCTGGAGGAAGTGGTCGACTGGTTGATAGTTCCAACACCGCTTCCTGCCTGCCCCTCGGTATCCAGCGTGCTGCTGTAGTAGTTGCAGATCCTGCTGTAGCTGTTGGCGCGGCCGTCCTCAGTCGAATCCGCGCGCACGTGCCCACACCCAGGGGAACTGGTGTTGTGGCCGAACGGAACAACGTTGTTGCCGCTCGATGTCACCATCCCGCTATAGCTTCCCGTGCGCGCCCAATAGGTCCCATCGACATACGTGCCGCCTGTGTACGCGCCGGCCTTCTCAAGAACGCCGAAGGTGTGATGGCGGTACTCGCCGGCAACGGCCTGCGCGATGGCGACGTGGATCGCGTTGCCGTTGGCGAACAGCTTCAAACGTGGGAATGGTCCAGTCAGCTCGTATGTCGAGACGTCGCGCGGGGACACCAGCGGCTGTACCGACGGTGTTGCGTTCCCGTCATAGCCAATCGAGATGCGAGATCTCAGGCTCAGCTGGTCGGTGTTGAAAAGATGGACGTAGTCGGAGACGCCAGGAATGCGGAGCGTGGCTGTGCGATTGGCACCGACCAGATTGTTGCGCTCGACGGTCCAGCCGTTTGCCTGCGCGAACTGGACCACAAGGTCGATCAGAGTCTGTACGTTGGGGACGTTGGTGAATTCGGCGTAGGCCATCTCTTACTCCAGAGCAAATGCGGCGTACTGCCCATCGCCTGTTCGATAGACATTGGGGACTAGCAGGTGGTCCACGCTGTTCACCGTGGCAATCTGTTCAGCCGTGGCACCAAAGGCCGGCGTGTAGAAGACGCCGTCAAAGCTGCCGTAGAACTGTCCGCCTTCCGGTACCTCGCCGTAGCGACCGCCGCGATCAACGCTGCCCCGGTCCCAGCCGACTGCCATAAGCTGACCGCGCTGTAGCCAACGCTGACCATCGAGGCAACTGCGGACGTTCTGATTACCCACATATTGGTTCCAGGGCATAGTGATGCGACCCAAGCTGGACCCATTACGAACCGGTAGCCATGCCTGCATCGGCGTGAAGAGATAGCTTTGACTCAACGCGGTATTGCTCTGCCCATCCGCGAGCGCATTCCAGAAATTGGAATGCTCGTAGGTATCCAACGACGCTACGCCGTTGCTGCCCAGGAAAGAGCCGCCAATGAAAAGCGGGTAGCTCCAGTCGCCCGGCAGGTGCTCCGGCAGGATGAAACCTGCATACAGAGCGTCATAGCGCCCGTTGATGCGGGTGATCACCTTGAAGCAGCGGCCGTTGGCAATAAACCAGTATTTGATGGGTGAGTTGACGCCGAGGATCGACACGTAGTTGGAGTTCGCACCGGGCTGCGTGAGGATGCCTGGCAGATCTGGGTTGTACGCCGTGTGGCCGCGCATGCGCATGTTGTAGTAGTTGCTGGCCGGCACTACCCACGCCTGCAGCGATACGTAGATCTCATCCTCTCCGGAGAGCCCACGGCCCTTCAGTGACACGAAATCGTTGGCCGCGATCGGGCCGCTGGCCACGCCGCCCACCACCTGCCACTGCTGGTTCGCTGCCACCAGGGCCGCGTTGGTGGTCAGGAAGTCCCGCAGGCGGGCCATGAGGTCGG